GGAAAATCCATGCCACAAGACATTTTTCGTGTTCAAGTTGATTCACAACGTAAGTTAAAAATAATCAACCTCACGGGTGAGAAGCCCGCCTTGACCTCATGTAGACCAAGTTATTAATGTGCTGATGCAGCTGTTAACTGTTCTACGTGAACGGGACAGATACTGCAACGAGCCTGAAGCAGGCACATTTTATTTCTTGTTCTAAGCAAGGTCAAGACCCCATCATTTCGGGTTAAGCAATGTTATTTAGGGTTATTGTTAATTACAAATTCCCCCTCTTCATCGAAGGTATCGATGCTACTTTGCAATTTTGTTAGTTACAAATTCGCACACAAACCTTGTTTATGGTTTGCTTTTATTGTTCGCCACATTTATTTGTGGTGCACCTTTTTGAGCATTATGGCGGTGATTATCCGCCACTGGCCGAATAGGCCCTCCCTACAGGGACTCATGTGATGTAGTATGATTACATCGACCAACGCTCTCAGGAGCTAGTAATCTAATGTTTTTGACACATCTTCTACACAATACTGATGCTAATCACCACGCGTGCGTGCAATTTGACGGTTGTTAACTGTCATCTTAAGTAAAGTGCTATATATACATATTCTACGTGGACACAAGTCCACGCTATATATTACATCTCGTAACCGAACGAGTATAAACATAAGTCGGATAAACAGGTCCAAAAGATGACCCTCTGGCCCCATCAGACGCCATTAAAATATGACTGAGACAATATTTCGATTTAGAAACTGTAGAATGGGATCCCCCGGTTCTGATATCCTACCGTAGTACAAAGACCGCTCCGCTCCGCTTAAGGACGAAGTCTAGTATGAAACAGTAAATGATGCACAACATCTTGTGCAGATTTGATTGGAAAGAATTGGACCTACAGCGACGACGTCGCAATTTACTAATCCACAGTAAAAATCTGAGGATGAGTTCCCGTACTCTGAACGGGATATCCAAGAAGGGAGAAATAACTTTCATCACACGATCCAGCTACAACCTAACATGAACCGATTTACCAACACTGCGAGCTACTATGCCCCTCTGAAAGGGAAGGTCGTGAAAGGAAGCACGACGCGCGAAATTAAAATCACGGAGATTGCAACCGTTGATCACCTACGCTCTATGGAGCTGATGGTGTTAGCTGCAACGCAGCCACACAAAAGAACCACTAGCCAACGTGCTAGTCGGAAACACCAGTCTACGGACTTGGTGTTCGCACAAGCAACCATTGGGGTGCAAGGCCCCAACATGGG